TTATTCCATACCCATTCTTTACCTTCCATAATACCTTCAACGAAAGCGTCAGGCGCCGATGGGTCTGCTACTATATCAGCAGCGGTAGCAAGATAGAAGTCATTGTTAATAACATTTTTGCCATTAACTTGTTTCATTGACCCCATACCTCTAGATGACACACCTAACTGAGCGCCTTCGTCAATTAAATTTTTGACGATCTTGCCGTATGGTGTATCCATTACTTTTGCCTCACCTATAAAGTTTTTACCTTCTGGTTTTAGACTAGTAATCATATGTGAAACTCTTTCAAGGTTCACAGTCGGTCCGTCAGGATGTCCTAACTCACCGAAAGCTCGTTTCTTTTCTACAAATTCTTTGTTGTATCTGTTAACTTCTTTGTGTAATACATCAACAGGATAAACTCTACCATTACGATTTTTTATATCACCTTGCAGAAAGATACCACGAATTTTATAATCTTTACCGCCGTTATTTTTATCTTCGGTTAAGACTTCTATATTCTCTATTGTTTCTGTAATTAGTTTCATTTATCTTACCTCTACGATAATAGTATAACTATCACCGTTATTAAAATTTCTTGTACTGAAGAGTACATCACCAGCAGGAGAAGTATCTGCTTCTAATGTTGCATTATTAGGTATTTCGTTGCCGTCTGTTCTTAAATCCCAGACGCCTCTACCTGATAATACAACAGCAGTAGCATTTAGTGCTGAAGTGCCACTACCTGCCCATAGTATTTCCACAGCACCTTTTGGGTCCTGTGTATTGATAGACCAATTCAACTTAGATATTTTCTTTGTTGCGTTCTCGGTCATATAAGTTAATGCCGAGGCGTCCATCTTTTTTACTAAAGTCTCTCCACTACCATCTGACAAATTGGTAAACTTCATTGTAGTCTTTTGACCACTTACATCAGCGATAGTTTGACTCGTTACCGTGTCAGTCATTATATTACTCTTCTATTTTAGATTCTAAATCTTTAATAATTTCTTCTAACTGTTCTTTTTTTGCTCTAAGTTTTGCTAAATCTTCGCCGTCAATTTTGCCATTGTCGTTTTTATCTATTTTCTTTTGAGATGGTGATAATTCTTCTTTCTTATCGTCATCTTTTTTCTCACCGTCTTTTTTTGCGATTGCTTTTTGCAATCCTGCAGGAAGTTTTTTCTGAGCGTCAGTCATTTCACCCATACCACCTTCAGTACCAGGATGATAAGGTTCTTTTTCTGCTTTCTTCATTTTCATCTCGCCCTTTAAAACCTTTGCAGATTCTTCAAGCAAACTTCTACTAGTTCTTAATGTTTCAGACATTTATTCTCTCCTTACGCTGTAAATGTAGCGTCTTTTTTTAATTCTAAGATTATGAAACCAGTAGCAGAAGCGCCGATTGTTTCTAAATCACCACTTGTTGCACCAGTATTTGTAGCATTATTAGATATAGCAGGACCATCATATTTTCCTGTGCCTGCGAGTCTAAGAGCGTGTGTATCTGTTGAAGCACCTTTAAATTGTATTTCTACTGATCCAGATAATGCCCACCAACATCTTGCGATACTTAGTTTAGCGCCGTTAGCGTGTCCTGATAAAGCACTTGCGTCTAATGCCGCTGAAGTTGCACTATCTGACGAATGATCTAACTGAACGATAACTGTACCACCAGCACTACCAGCACCAGTTGGGATTGGGTCATCTCTTAATGTTCTTGTTGCGAATGCCATAATTCTCTCCTATTAACTATTTATACTATCGCAAAGTTTCTCTCTCTAAATAATCCATAATTTTACTCTTAACAACACCATATTTCTTTGCGACTCTTATAATATTAGTGTCTATTTTATCTAGAGAATCAGACGATCTGAATAAATCATCTATCGCCCTTTTCATTTTAGGTGATAGTTTCTTATATTCTTTACTTCTTTTGTGTTCTGATTCGTCTAAAGACGAAACATATTCTTTATACGCCTTCATCCTCTTTAGGTTCCTCTATCTGACTACCTGTAAACGGATCTACTTCAGTATAAGGGGCACCTTCGCCAGTGCCTAATACATCTTCTTCAGGTTGTGCCTCAACCTCAGGTTGTGTCTCAACCTCTACTTCAGCAGGTTCTTCAGTTTCAGGTTTGTCATTCATCCATTCACCCGCAACATCAACTCTTCTATCATCTAGTGCTGTTGATATTTTGGATGCTAGACCGTTTTTAAATGCCTTCTCGGCACCAATATTATCTCCTTGAGATAGAGAATCTACCATATCTTTAACATAATTAGGTATATTGTCGTTATTATCTTCTACCGACTTTATTTCTTCTTCACTCATTCATTTTCTCCTTTGTTTAATATGTCCTTCTCGATATCTAGTTCATCATCTTCAGACTCTAATGGGTCTGCGATTGTACCGGATTGGACTTCATTAGCAATTTGTGAATCAATCTCTGCGATCTCTTCATCTGATTGTCTCAACACATTCTTTCTTAGATACTCAACTGAAAAATATTTACCAACATAAGGTGTTAATTCATTTGCGAGATTAATTCTTTCTCTCAACATTTCAGAATTTTTTAATTCAGCAAAATGTCCATCTTGTAAAAAATCATACTGTATATGTTGTTTTAATTTATCCCAGTCATCTATTGAAATAACTTGTTTTAAAACTAATTGTGTTTTTAATAAGTCGTGAAATAAACCAGTAAAGCGTTTTCTTAATCTTTGTACAAATTTAGTAAACTTAACTTCATCTCTAGTTATTTCAGCAGTACGACCAAGATTAAAACCTTGATCTTGTTCCATTCTACTAACTGGGACATGAAGTGATTTATATACTCTCTTTTGAAAGTATTGTACATCTTGTATCTCACCTAGATTTTGTCCGCCAGGTAGTGTAGAAATTTCTGTACCTCTACCGCCTTCTCTCCTAGGCAGCCAGAAGTCCTCGAGCATAGACATATGTTTTCTATCGTCTCGCATTTCTCCTGTTGAGGCGTCATAGACAAGTTTATTTCTATATCTTGCCATAACATCTTTTAGATATTGCTCTGCCTTAATCTTAGGCAAATTACCAACATCAATATAAAATATTCTTCTTTCAGGTGCTCTTACTATTCTGTAAATAACAACAGCATCCTCAATCATTCGTAATTGATTGACAGGTTTAATCGCTTTGTGTAGATAACTTAACACTACATTTTTATTTTGATCTATCACACCAGAAGTACAATAACTTATGGCATCCTGTGCAATTTTAATACCCATATTAGAGTTAGGAGTGGTCATACCTTTTTCGTTATAGACATACCATTCTGAAACAGATTGGGTCATATCTATACCTTTAACAGACCTTTGTTTTTTTATCTCTCTAACTTTACGAATTTTGCGTGGGTCAATATATCTCAACTCCGTTAAACCTAGTTTAGGTTTTTCTGGGTCGATAACTTTATGATAATAAACTCTACCGTCTATATACCATCTCTTAAAGATATCGTGACCTTTTTCTTCAAATTGTAAAAGGTTTAATATCTCATCAAACTCGTTTCTGATTTTATTTTTGATTTTATCAGATAATGCTAGATTATCCAACGATATACTTATCGCCTGGTCTCTTTCATTAGATACGATTGCTTCGTTTACTATATCATCTATAGCAGTATCTACTTCAGGGTAGATTGCAATTTCTCTATATCTTCTAATTAATTCTTCTTCATTCTTAGCACCACCTTCTTGATCTAGGTAAGAACCGAAGTAACCACCAGCGGATATCGTGGTTGTGCCGTCATCAGCAGTAGGAACGGTGAAACTTTGTGGTGTTCCACCGTCCTTCGCCTTTGTCGGCCTAGTAATCTGAAAGCCAAATAATTCAGCCATTTAATTTCCTTTTCATAATAATTATACTACTAATTATTTATGCGTTAAATTAAGTAGTAGTATCTGTTTCAAAGTACTGGTATCTAAAAGTACAACTGAAAGTTTCAACCGCTGAATTATCTGAATAAGATAAATCAATCGGTGCTAGAGTAGTCGGGAATGCACCTCTTAAAGTATAAGTTTTAAGAGTAGATCCATTTCTATCTAACTGATCTACAAAAGCGTCAACTTGATAGTCAACAGGATTTGTAAGACCTTCGTTATCAGTCATATTGTTCATACCATTCATCCATCTTTCAAGGCCATTTCTGACTAGGAAATCTGTGTCGTTTAGTATTGTAACCGTCCAAGGTTCAAATTCCCTATCACCTGCGATATAAAGAGTACGACCTCTAAATGGTATAGGTGTTTCAGAAATTGTCATCCCAGGCAACTGAGCAGTAGTACATAAGAACGCCATTTGTTGCGTCTCACCACCAACTACCGAGTAACCAGGAAAAGGCATTGTTACCTTGAACTGATTCGCTCTTGCACCACCACCAGCGAGACGAGCTTTGAAGTCATTAATATTAGGCATTTTCTATTCTCCTCTTTCTAGTTTAAGCGCCAGCAACTTCAGAAAAGGACACGCCAGTTCTTGTTGCTACGAAGTTTAAAGTTATGAAGTTAATTGAACGATTAGGTTTGATAAAGATATCTGCCCTAAATTCATTACGATCAATTACTTCGCCAGTATTGTTTGTTTCATCACATACAACTAAGAAGTCTGTAAGACCTCTTCTACCTTGTACATCTCTAAGGAACGGTTCAACACTATTTCTAAATTGTGCTCTAGTAAACTCATCATTGAATTCAAATAGTTGAAATTTAGAAGCAGTTGAAATCGCTTTTTCTAGAATTATAAACAATCTTCTTACATTAATACGATCAAAAGCACTTGGTTTTGATAACAATGTTTTGTCACCAAATAGTACAGTACCTTGACCAGGGAATGTAGCGACTGGGTTTATTCTAGAACGATACAATGTATCTCTTTGAGATTTGTTAGGATTGTAAGCAAGTTTAACAGATCCTCTTATCTGACCTCTGTTTAATCCAGCAGGTGAGAACCAAGCGTCTGCAATATTATCAGTACGAGCACAAAGTCCAGCAACATCACCGTTCAATGGAACGAATCTGTAAACATCATTGTACTTATCGTATTGATATTTGTAACCACTATCAAGAACGGCATAAGAAGTTGAAGATAGTGCGTCAGCAAAACCTTTAACTTTTGCAGTCTGTTCGATAGCGTCTGTTATACTTAATACATCTTCACTAGCAGGTGATATGAAAGCAACAACATCTTTTCTGAATTCTGCGACATCAATCACAGCAGTTGCTTTGGTTACACCGCTTGTGTCAGCAGTAGTTTGTGAAGGACCTGTCATTAATAAATTAATGTCAACTGTTTCAGCGTCTTTAAATAAATCGTAAGCAGTTGCTAACTCACCATTTGTAGGTGCGTTATCATCTGTACCACTTGATAAAGAAGCAGTAAATACAGCAGTTGCAGTTCCGCCAGCATTGTCAAATGTTTGAGAAGTCTTAGACGACCCAGCATTTGCTAAAGTTGTTTCGTGATCCATCCAGTAGATAAAATCTGACTGGTTGTAGATAACATCAACATAGTAGTTAGTAGCGCCACTATCTGTTTTAGCGTCAGACGCTTGAGATAGTCCTTCAAATACTTCTAGAATAGTTCCAGCAGTACCTGAAATGCCGCCATCTTCATCTACTACAACAATGTGAAGTTCATCATTAGAACCACCGTTGTTTGAAACATCAGTCGTAGTTCCAGGAGCAGCGTCAACTTGATCGAAATACTTCCAGTATCTTTTGATCTTTGCGTTGTCGACAACAGCGTGTTTTAATCCTGTTCCTCCGCCTGCAGTTTGTCTTTTTATTGTTAAATCATTTGAACTGATTCCCGTAATTTCATAAAACTCACCTGACGGACTAGCATTAAAGTTGCTACTTGCGTCACCAAACTCAATTAAATCACCTACAACAAATTCTGAACCAGTATCAACAGCGACCGTAGTAGCGCCAACAGCGAGACCAGATCCGTTATTTACTAGAGAAGTTGCGGTAGAAGAATATGCATTTGAGTTGGTACACATAGAAACTTGTAAATTGTTCCCGTGAGTTCCAGCAGTACGAGCAGCCCAAGACCCTACATTCGCTTGACCACTTCCATAGTTGTCAAGATAATGTTGAGTACTTTTAATTTGAACAGCGGTTCCGGATACACAAGCGTTTACATTACCTGTGTTAGCACGAACCACCTTCAATGTGTTAGAGTACTGTAAAAAGTTAGCAGCAGTAAAAAAATACTCATAAGTATTTCCATCGGGTTTACCGAATACATCTACTAATTCTTTTTCGGAAGAAATTTGTGTAATTTCTTCGATAGGACCTTTTTCAGATACTATAACCATTCCTCCAATAGAAGTGGAGACGGCTGGTATAATATTTGTTAGATCCGTTTCTTTTACGAGTACACCTGGTGATAGTTGGAATGCCATAGTGTTTTCTCCTTAAATTAAAATATAACCCTTACTTAGTTCAACCCTAACAATATTTATAAGTATGAAAAACTAGAGATTACCGAATAACATCTACTGGAGACCATACATCTCCATACTCATCTACTTCAGATTCGTGTTCATTTAGACCGTCATCCATAAATCCGAAGGGTGCCATATCTTGTTCCAGTGCATTTTGTTGCTCGGCAAACAAGGCATTTCGCATATCTATATTAACTAACTCTTTAAAATACTGTTGGTTCGCAACCCAAGAAAATATTACAAGACACATAACTAAATCATCATTACAACCATCCTCTGCTTCCCAAGATTTACCCTTAGATATGAAAGTTGATAGTTCGGCGATAGTGTCAAAGTCTTGTATTATCATCTTATCACCTTCTATTAGAGATTTTAAGTTAGAACATCCTACTCTTTTTGCTGCCTTTGTCATTCTAAGACCTAGAGAAGATCCTCTGCCACTAAATCCACCCCCTAGTATTTGACCCGATCTACCTTTTTGCGTACACATTAACATATTATCATACTCACACTCAAACTGTAAAGCGTCTGCCACTTGTTGACCTAAATCGTTTGTTTCTACTAACACATACGCCATATTATATTTTCTACAAATTTCATTTATGATATTAGGAAACACAACAGGTTTAATTTCATTACTTCTATATTTTGCTACAAGTTTATATGGCATTTGTGAAGTATCAAATATAGTAAAAGCAGAATAGTCATTATTAGTACCTCTCGATACATCAACCGTGCAGGTGTAGATATGATCTTTCTTAGGCATTTCAAAAATATCTATCTCACCACTTCTTTGTGGGTCTACATGGGCCAATGCTTTTAATTTACTTGGTGCGATTAGTGTATTTACAGAACCTAAGAACTCACATTCAAACTCGGTTTGAAATTGTTGCTCACTTGTATTCTTAATTGTTTCTTCTTTCCATTTTTCATCACGACCAGGCACTTCGGTCCAGTGTACTTCGATAGGAACATATGTGTTGTTTTTATTTACAGCGTCAGTCCATATTTTATAAAACATATTCATTCCATGTGGTGTAGATACCATCATAATCTTTGATGACTTACCAGAAGAAATTGTAGGATAAACTGAACTAAAAAATTCGTCAGCGATATTGTTAGGTATATAGGCAAACTCATCAAGGAATATTACATTAAAAGACCCACCTCGAATAGCAGATGATGAAGTTGCAGCTGCAACAATCTTAGAACCATTTTCTAATTCTAATGAACCTTTATTCCAATTCATCACGCCTTGTTGCATCCAGTTAGGTAGATGTTCATATGCAAGTTGTAAACGACCTAATAGATCACGAGCGGTAGATGATTTGTTGGCAAGAATAGCGACATTAACATTCTCATTAAATAAAGTATAATGTAATAGATATGCAATAATGATTGTTGATTTACCAGACTGTCTTGGTAGTTTACAAATTGTAAATCTATTATCGTGAAAAGTATCTACCATTTTTTCTTGAAACTTATACATTTCAAATGGCACTAAACCCTTATCAATGGTGACAATGTTTATAAAGTTTGTTATAAAATATTTTGGATCGTCAATACATTTCTGTAATTCAAGAATTTGCTCCTCAGTAAATTCTGAAGTAGTAAATGCTTTCTTTAGATTGGGATTACCTAGATACTGTTCTCTAGCTTTAAGATTTTCCATCTTTATTATTTTTCTTTAGAAGTTTTTGTAATTCGTTTGTAGAACCAATATACAATGCATTGGTTACACTTTTAGGACCTGTATCAGGTACTTCTTTTAATCTTCTAAGTCTTTGTTGTAAACCTAATAAGTCTTGAGATACTTGACTTACTGTTTGAATTAATTGTCCTGCAACCTCATAAGTTCTAGGGTGTTCACTTTCTTTTGCAAGAGATAAAATGCCATCTATTGCTTCATTACCTTTTTCAATTAATTTGTAAAGATTTTCTCTACCGTGTTCAAAATCATCTTGCGGATCAGCTGACTCTGGTATTACAGCCACTTCCTGTTTCTTTACAGGTGCAGGTGCTAAAATCTGTTCAGCGGTTACTTCTAAAATTTCATTTAGTTTATCATCTATTTTACTCATAATAGTATTTATGCTTTTGTTTTTTACGATTTTTATTACCACAAAAAAACCAACATATCATTGGTGCATTTTCTGGTTTATTAATTAATGTATCAGCAAAATTTTTCCATTCTTCAGAATTAACCACATCTTCTATTTTATTAATATTACTAATATGAAATTTGTCTTTCATTAAATCTTTGAATTGATCTTCTTCGTATTTTTTTTCTTGTACAGTCCAACAACAAGGCATAATATATCCTTGAGAGTTAAAACCATACTCTCTAGGATTTTCACCAATACACATAGGTTGTAATTTTTTTGGATTTTTAGGTCCAGTAAAAATATTTTTATCATCTATTGAAAATATTTTTTTTGATTTCTAGACATTTAATTTTTCTAATATTGCAAGATTACCTTGATCTATATAGAGATCAGGGTTAGTAGGTTTATAAGGATCATTTTCAGAAAATCTTGTAGATAAACTAATCTCAAAAATCATACCGTTATCATGTGCCATTTGTTTTGCCTGTTCAATATGATTTTCATTATATTTAAAAACTATATACTGCCATCTAGTTTTAATTCCTTTTTGCACACACAATTTTGCTATATCAAATAACTTAGTGCCATCTTGATTTATTCTATACTTATGACTTTCTTCAGGTAGTCCATCTATACCGAATACCCATTCGCCTTTACCAAAATTATCAAATGCTTCTTCATACCAGTTTACTGGTTTTTGTGAAGCTGCTGTATGTATGATTAATTCTTTATGTTTTTCTTTTGCTATTTTTATAAAGTCTATCAAGTGAGGGTTAAATATAGGATCTGATATTTGACCACAACAAGAAATTGTATCAAAGTAATCTGCAATTAATTTAAATTCAGAGAGGGTTAAATCTCTACCAGGTACAGGCCTAATATTTTTATAGTCTGTTTGTCTGACACACATAGGACATTCTAGAGAACATCTAAAACTTATATCTAGGTTTATACTTTTTCTTAAAAGAAATTTACTTATCTGTTCCTGATTGCTCATCATAATTTAATCCATCTTCAAAAAACTCTAATGTTTCTGTAAATGTGTAATCATCATCGGCGTCAGCACCTGAAGGATTAGGAGTGATGGTAACTCTTTCTTGTCTTGATGGATTTTCTGTATTCATTTTAGTATATAAATCAGCTGAAGTCTTACGAATTACGGCGCCACTAGTAATTGGACCATAAAGATATATTTTAGCAGTAAAGTTCATGGTGTAAATTATTCTTCTATTACTTGTAAAATCACCATCGTAAGTATCTTCATAGTCAACACTATTTAAAACAAAAGGTATATCTCTTTTAACATCCATTGTTTGACTTTCAATAAATGTAACCGTATAATCTGGTTGAAAGAATGGTAATATCTGTTCTACAATTTGTAAACCATCATCTGAATTAGCAGTAAAAGAATAAAGATTAAATCCTACATTATAAGGCACAGGAGCATATTGTGAAAATACTTTGTTATCATCATTTGCTTTTGCTTTTTTATATTTTAAGTTTTTATTAATCTTACGACTGGGATCATATGAGACCCCAGTCATTTCAAAAGACAATCGAGGTAGAGTGATTGCAACTTTTTCTTCATCGCCAGATCCTAATTGGGTTTGTTGTTGTAGTCTGGCTAAAAACTTTTCTCTTGGTGCATACATTAACGGCACTCTTAAACTTGATACTGCTTCACCAGCACTATTGTATCGTCTAACACCTATTGAATTAAATATAGTACCAAAAGCGATAACTGTATTTCTTAAATGTTTATTATAAAAATATTGTCCGAACATTAGAAGTCACTCCCGAAGTGATAATCAGTTTCTCCGAATGGGTTTCTTTCGCTGAAGTCTAGTATATCATCTGTACTATCACCAGTAGTAGTCGCACCAGACGCTGCCTCAAATTTATGTGATTGATCTACCGCTTGTACACTAGAAAGATCACTAGGCGCATCCTCTAATAATATGTAATTCTTATCGCCTATATCGGACTCCATCATAATTGAACCTGATGTACCTGTTCCACTTTCAACAGTAAGTTGATAATTTAATACATTCGTTGATAAAGAATCTTCAACGGTATCAATATCAGAAAATCCAGTTGACACTTCTTCCGAAGAATATTCCCATTTAGTACATCTTAATTTATAGACAGGAACATTATGTATTTGATAGAACGGCTGTTCATGTTCTACAAATTGAATTTCAAAGAAAGCATTAACTCTAGCAAACCATATTAGATCGCCTTCATTAGGTCTAGTTGACTGAATTAAATTATTTTCTATTTCTAAAACTTTTTGCCATCTGGCTTTAGAAACTACTAGAGATACATCATCTCGTAATTCTAAACCAAACTTTCTAACTATTTCTTGTTCACCAGCAAAACCATCTGTATTCTCAACATACATTTCAATAGCATATGCTGAAGTAAACTTAGAAGAAGTATCTTCTCCTAATACACTATCTTCATTTACTAAAGTTCTTGGTAAATAATAAACATCTTGACCGTAAATAGATAACTGCTCTACAATTAAATCTTCATAGAGACGCTGTTCGTTTGTATTACCGTGATCGAAATAAACATTAGTTGGCATTTTATCCTACCATATAAGCGATAGGTGACTCAAAAGTATCTCGTATTTCTACCTCTAGTTTATTTTTTTCATCTAGAGCTTGTGTATATATCTGCTCGCCGTTCATAGATACCCCACCTAACATTTGAACACCTTGAAATTTTGACAGATTAGCACCCCATTGTTGCTTAATTAAAGCAGTAGTATATCTTTTCAAATACATATCATCATAGATATCTGTATAAGTTGTTGGGTCTAATTTTCTATAACATTCTATAATTATGTATTCACCAGCAGCGACATCATTCTGCCAATCCATTCCTATATACAATCTATTGTTATGCATATTAAAACTAATTGGTTTTTCACCAATGAGAATATGATCCAAGAAATCTAAATGTCTCATTGTCATTTCATAATGAATTACTGAGGTAGAGGAAAAATCATATAAATCATTTAATCTCATTTGATATCTGATATCAAACATATTTAAATTTGATTTATCGTTGAAATTAAATATGCCCATTACTGATAAAACAGATGATGGCATTACAATATAGTTTTGTTGATTTTTAAAAGTGTTAGAAACAGAACCCTCAGTACCAGTACCGACAGTTTCATCTGATCTTGCTCGTGTAATATCATCAGCAGTTATCTGATATTTCATATACATTCTTTCAACACCGTCATAGTGATATTGAGAAAAGTATTGTACCGCTTCGTCTATTCTATCATCAACCTGGTCATCATCTACATTTATTTCAATAACAGGTTTACCTAATGCTCTTAGACAATATTGTTTTAAAGTTTCTTTTGAATTTGGAACAGCCATCTATTTTCCTTCTATTTTATCTACTTTCGCTGATAATTCTTTTATTGCTTCAATCAATAGAGGAATTAACTTATCATACCATACTGTTATATATTTATCATCTATTGGCGCTTCGGTCACTACTTCAGGTAATACTTTTTGTACTTCCTGTGCGATTACTCCTACTTGTCTTTTGTCATTATTATATCCTAAAGACTTTGCAGTTTCATTTTCTTTATAGTACACGCCTCTTAATTCTTTTACTTTGTTTAATGCATTATCTATTTCGCCAAGAACATCTTTTAATCTTCCGTCTGAATAGTAAGCAGTAATATTGTTTGTTGCTCTAATTTCACCTGCAGTACCAGAAGAACCAGTACCAACACCTAGTGAACTAAGTTGTGCATTTGAGTTGGTTGAAATATCACCAGCTCCAGCAGGTCCTTGAGGTCCTGTAGGACCAGTAGGTCCTGTGCCTCCTTGAGGCCCAGTAGGTCCAGTAGGACCAGTAGGTCCTGTGCCTCCTGTAGGTCCTTGAGGTCCTGTAGGACCAGTAGGTCCAGTTGGTGCGTCATAATCTGTTATGAACCATCTACTTTTAGCACTATTAAATTGATACCGTACGCCACCTGCGGTAAATTCATCACCATTAGAAGGTGAATTGGGAAAATCTATTGCTGCCATAATCTATTTATACTCCTGGGCTATGTATTGTTTTTAAGGTAGTGCCTGATGAATTTTTAATTAAGAGCGTTACCTTAGATTTAAA